ATATCCATAGATAGCAAGTAAATGCTCTCTTGTATTCTTTGGTCTAAGTTTATCTCCGTTAGGCATTATACTGTCCTTTTGCTTGCAATAACTTTTTCTTCAGGAGATAGTAAAGCTTCTTGTGTTCTTGTCAAGTTTGTATTTGGGTTTACAACTCTAGCTGTTTGCACTACTGGCTGTGGCATATTTGGTAAAGGTGGTGCTTGATTTTGTGTAATACCACCAGGTAAAATAAATCTGTCAGCTAAATTTTTAACAGCTGGCACAATTGATTTTAAAGTTCTTCGTAAAAAAGTTTCTTCAGGTATTGGATTACCTTTACTATCAAATATTAAATTACCTTTGTCATCTGTTTGATAACCTTCTTTTTCAGGATAGTAACCACCTTCAAATTTTTTAGTTTCTTTGTTGTATGTTTCTTCAAAGAAGTCTTTACCAGTATATTCTCCTTTTAATTCTTCTAATTCTGCTTGAGGAAATATAAATTCTCTATTTTGTAAATAAATATAATCTGGATTTTCTTTCATTAATTTATCCATTTGTGCTTCAACTGCTGCAACTTTGTTTTCAAATCTAGCCTTTGAATAGTTTACTGGTGTAAACTTTCCAACCAATAAATTATTTATTGTTGTTCTAGGTACACCTTGTTTTAAAAGTATTTGATATATATCTGCTTGATCTACATCTAAAAGTTCTAAATCTTTTATTCTTATGTACATATCTTTTTGTATTTTAAATGCTTCTTCTTGCATGTTTCGATATGTATTGACTGTGTCTGATGGTGTTTTATTTTGAAAATTTTCTGCTGTATAAAAGTTTTCTGTTTCATCAACAGCTCTTAATCTAGCATTCATTGTTCTTACAAAGTATGGTAAATCTTTTTTAACATCTATTCTTATAATTCTAGTACCAGCTAATAATGCAAGTAATTCATCCATCAACAACGCAGGTCTACCGCCAGCTTTTAAATCACCAGCTATAGCATCTTCTATTTTCATACCACTTGTAATAACACCTGGCGCAACACCTTCTAAAACATACATAAACGATTTATAAAATTTTGTAGATAGATCATCAGACTCTGTATATACAGAACCTCCTCCAGTCTTTTTACCATTCTTTAATGTAACATCTAAAAATCTATCATAACCAATGGGTTGTGATATGAAAGGATCTAACAAAGTTCTTACAGGACCTGTTTCTCCAAACATCATATTTAATACATATGCTTCTGTTTCTTGTGGATTTAAATTCTGTGCTTCTGCGTTAGCTATAGCAGCTTCTAATGGTCTAAACAAACCATCGTACGGTGAGAAATAAGAAAAGTTTATTGCTGCACTTTCACCATTCTTCCAACCTTTTATAGCAAGAAGATTAGATGCTTTGTTCCATGATGCAGCTGTAGATCTTTTGTATGCGTCCCATTGAGAATCTGTAGTGTTAGTTATAAATTGTGATATTTCAGTTACACCTTTTCCTATTGCATAACTAGTCATCAAAGCTCCTGACAATCTTCTAATACCTATTTGACGTATTGCAGGATTACTATGAGTTGCCAATCTCATACCAATGTTCATTATGTTAGCTCCTGTTCTTAATATCTCTGCAGGAAACGCAACAAAATTACCAATTGGAAACTTTCTAATTGTTTGAATAAATGGTGGTACTTTACTATACGTTGGGTAAGTATTTCTTAACAAGTATGCAGCAGCCTCTTCTAATCCATCTTCAAATGTTTTTGTAATTCCTGTTACAGGGTCTATTGGTAAAAACTCTTCACCCATATGTCTAAACCATGTTTTTACATCATCTAAATTTTTAAGACCTAGTGCTAATTGTGATTTATCAAATTCATAACCAAAGTGTTTCCACAAGTTATCACCACCTGCATATACTTTAGCTACCTTATCCATCGGCGCTAATTTAATTAGTCTTTCAAACAGCTCATCAAAAGTATTAGGTCCAGCAGGTGTCGCATCTTTTATGTTTTGCATTACAGCTTTTAATTCTGATGCAACGACGTTTTCATCCCACACACCTAATTTAACTAATTTTTCTACATAGTTTTGAAAATCAACTTCGTTAATACCTTTACCACCTTTGAATATATCTCTTAATGTAATTCTCATAGCATCTACAACACTTGCATTGCCACCTATGTGTCCATTCATTAATGCAAAGAAAGAAGCTGACGTAACATTTCTAACTTGTGTTTGTGGTGATAATAAAGTTTTACCGGCTTGAATACCTACTTTTACTTGAAGCACGTGTCTGTATACTGCGTTCTGCACTAATTTATCTAACGTACCACCTGTTCCTTTAAACATTTGTTGATATTCAGGAGCTGTAAATAATTCTTGAAGTTCTGATTTAAGTGTACCTAGTCTAGGTATCTTTCCTATTTTTTCTATTTCACCTTTTGGATTAAATAATGTTTGTCTTGGATTATTTAAAAAACCTCTAGCAACTGCAGCCTCTCTGCTTCTAAATAACCAACCATTTTTAAGACCAGATTTAGCTATGACATCTGCCGCTCTTTTGTTTGCTGAAGATGCGATCATATCAGTAACTGTGTACAACACAGAACTTTTTAAATCTTTTTCTTTACCTAATAATTTTTGAATAACATCTGGAAGTTCTTCTCCAGTTTTCATTGTCTTATAATTTTTAAGTGCAATTTTTTTAGCTATATCTTTTAACGAAGACAAAGGACTTCTTCCATCATTTTTACCTGCGTTTAATATGTCTTCTGCTATGTTCTCTGCATAGTTTCTGTAAGCTTTGTCTTTAGCAATAGTTGGAAAACTTTCTATAGCTGTTGCTCTTTCGTTTTTACTTTTTTTTACAAAGTTTTTTACAATCCAATCAACAGCTTTATCTTTTATAGCTTTGTCTGGTACAAACTCAGGATTGTTAAATGTTGCAAAAGATCTAACCATATATTTATGTAGTTTATCTACTTCTAATCTTTGTAAATCTTTTGCTATTTCATCAGCGTTTTTACCTTTTGGTAAATTTTTCTTAAACTCTTCCATGGTTCTTGCTATTTGAGTTTTTAAATCTTTAGCAAGTTCTCTAAACTCTGGTAACAATTCATCTATTTTTCTTTGACCTAAAAGATACTCATTTACTTCATCAAGATAATACTTCTTCATAGGTAAAGAAGTCTTTGCTTCGTTGTGTTGGTTTTGAAATTTTTTTGCTAGATCGTATGCTTTTCTATCTAATGCTTCTAAAGTTTTATCAAATTTCTTTGCTCTACTTTTTATAAATAAATTTACTTTTTCTGACACACCTTCAATATCTTTTGGTTGTCTACCATAAGATCTAAACGCAGCTAAAAAACTATCAAAGTTTTTTATAGTTCTCTTTACAACATCTGGATCTGTCGCAGAGTGTAATCTCCATTGTTCAAATGGTGGTAACTGTGTTACTAATTTTCTAGAAAAAGCAGATACAATTGTTGGAGCTATAACTTTTCTTAAAGTAAAATCTGTAAGATATTGTGTGCCTTTAGCTAATTGTTTTACTCCAGGTGTTCTTGCTAATAAATATGTTGCAGGTTTGATAGCTAATTGGTTTATTGTTTTTGCACCATAACCTACTGTTGGATATATAACACCTTTCTTTGCAAACTTTGTAGTTAGTTGTGCAGCTTTTCCTACCAAAGGAAAACCACCACCAATTATAGTTCCTTCAGCTCCATATTTAAGTTTGTTTCTTAATACAGCTGCTGCTTTCTTTTTACCTTTTAATCCTCTTGTATCTTCCTCATCAAAAAAGAATGCATCTCTTCCAGGTTCAGATGCTAAAAAATCTGTAACACCTACGACTGTAGCACCTTCTAATGCTCTAAGTGCAACAGTGCTGACTTTTTTTAATTTATTGTTTTTTATTTTATCAACAGTTTTTTTTAATCTACCTGCTGTCTTTGTTCTGTTTAATACTTTTTGTATTACACCACCTGGAATACCAAATTGAGTCATCAACGCAGTTAGATCACCTCTCCATGTTTCAGGTTGCGATGGCTCTTTGTCTTCCATCATCTTATCAAACTTAGTTAAGAAATCGGTATTTGCTGCAAGGTCTGTACCTGCAAATAATATTGTTCCTACACCATGTACAAAGTCATGAGATCCTGCTTCAACACCTTTTCTTATCTCATCCCAACCTGATATGTAGTCTTTTTCATCTTTAGCTTCTAATGCTTCAATAAGATCAAGAGGTGGCTTGCCTTCTTTTTTTCTAGTCGCATTAAAAGATCTTTGTGCATTTATTCTTAATTTAGGATCTAAAAATAAACTAAATCTTAATATACTAGAGTCTTTTGTGCTGGCGTTAAAAGATTCTTTTATAGGTCTTAACCATTTTACATCAGGCTTTGGTTCACCTACACCTTGTAATGATTCATAGAAATCTTTTTTAAATATTTCTAGTTCTTCTTTTGCTGATTTATCTTTCTTATATCGCTCGTAAGGCTTTATTTCGGCCATGTTATGCCTCCGCCGGTAACACTAAATTTACGTCGTATTTTTTATTAAACGTATCTACATCCTGTTGAGTTTGTATAGTTGCAAAGTCTTCAAAAGCCTCTGGACTAACTGATAATAATTTTACTATGTCATCTGTAATTTCTTTTGGCAATCTAGCTCTTAAAGTTTGAAAATCCATTTGATTTGTAGAAGACACAGGTTGTGGTGTAGTAGCAGTTTCAGTAACTTTATTAGCTCCCATGTCCTCTCCACCACCAATTACTCCACCACCAACCATATAACCAACTCTACCACCTTCAGCATAGAAGCCTCTTAGTATTTGTTGAATAACTTGCATTGTATCTTGTGTTAATAAAACTTCATTGATACCAGTCTCTGTTTGATATTTTTCAGGATTAGCTGCTAATAGTTTCTTTCTTTCAGTGCTAAATACAGTTGCTCCTTGTGGAGACTTAACAAATATTTCTAATGATGCTTCAGCAATAGGGTCATCACCTAATATAATTTTTTTCTGTCCTTCTAAAATTTGTAATTTATCTTTTAAATCTTGATTAGTTGGATCTGCTTTTAATTTTTCAAGTGTTTCAGATATTTGTGGCACAACTTTTGCAAGTTCTGCCATCATAGCTTGATCTTTAAATACATCTGCTGATTGATCACTACCAGCAGCTTCAGAAAGTATATTTCCTTTCTGTTCCATAATAGTTTTAAACAGATCAGCATCTGCTACGTTCTTTTGTAATTTTTCTCTGTCCATATCTTCAAACAATTGTGCGGTTGGTTCTTTTGCTGCACCTGCTGCTGTAGACACCAGACCACTAAAACCTTTACCCATAGGTGGTGTTGATGCAAGATTTAAACCAAAGTTAATTAAAAATCTTGATAGTCCTTCACCTTGTGGTCTTTCAAAGTATGGTTTGTAAAACTGTCTTGCTTCAGTCATTTCTGCTTCTGTTGGAAACATTTGAGAAATATTGTAGTCTAATTTCATTGGTGCAGGTTGAGAATATTTACCAGGTCCATCTACCAAACCTCTTTTAGGTGCATTTAAACCAGAAGTAATACCTTCGTTGGTAGAGCCACCCATTCTAAACATTGGTCTTTTTAATGTTCTACTTATCATATTAAGTTCTGTTTAATAAACTAGATGCAGTAAACCCACTTCCACCTGGATTATTTAATGCTCCATATATACCTGCCGCTGTAGAACCAATTGCTAATGCATTCTGTAACGGTGTAGGATTAGGTATGTTAGTTTGTTGTATTTGACCAGGATAACCACCCATGATTCCAGTCACAATATTAGCAAACCTATCTACTTGTTCTTGTGGTTGAAATGCAGCTTGTCTTGCAGCTTCTCTTTGAGCATCTAATGTGCCTTGTGCTAACCCTCGATCTAGCGCGCCCAGCTGACCTAAAGTTGAAACATCTGCTCTTTGTAATCCAGGTACTGCACCTGCTAATCCCATTTGATTTGCAAAATTTTGTTGTGCAGCTGCTTGTGCTTGTTGGAAACCTTGTTGTAATAATCCTGCTTGTAATGCAGTTCTGTTTCTATCAGAGCCTGTTCTAAATTCTGATTGTAATACACCTTCTCTTCCACCACCAAACGCACCAGAAGCTACTGCTTGGTCCCTGATCCGTTGTTCTTGCATCGCTGCTTGTCTATCAAATTCTGCTAATGATGTATCAATAACTTGTTGTTGATACGGTGACATAAATTGTTGTGCAATTTGTGGGCTAAATGATGCAGCTGATGCTACTTGAGCTTGTTGTAAAAACGGTTGAAAAGAACCTAAACCTGCTTCAGCTCTTTTTTGTGCTTCTTGTTGTAGTCTATCTTGACCTGCAACTTGTGGTGCAAGTCCTGCTAAATTTTGTTGTCTTGTTGTAAATGCTCTTGCAGCATCTTGTCTTG